CGAAGAGAGCCATTGATTAAAACAGCAAAAACAAAAGTCGTTGAGATGCTACCGCTCTTCCATCAGGAAGCTTTACGTTTTCCGATGATGAAAAATCAAATCGCAATGGAGATGCAACAAACGCGGCACTTTCAACGAAGGCAGACTGCCTACCGTCTGTGCCTACTGTAGCCACCCTTAGTTTATACGACGAGGCGATTGTATAGTTGTCCGATGGAACAGTGACGTAAGTTTCTCTCACTTCTCCCAGCGAAAGAGTTCTATTCTCTTCCAGGATCAGAAGTTCCACCTTGAACCCTCTGATCAAAGGATTGTTGATTGGCTCCGACCAGCAAATGGCCTGACAGAGCAAATTGAGGGTGGAATAGGGGCTAAAGGATGGATAGGTCCATCGTGCTTCAATGGCCATTAACTCACATCCAACACAATACCACCAGCGCTCACTACTGGCGTAACAGTCAGGCTAGCTATGGACCTTCTAATGCTGTCAAGGCGAGTGGATGTATCAATGACATCGTATTTTTCGTCGTTATGAGCAACTGCCAAAACTGTCACTACTCCATCATCCTCGGCAAGTGACACCACTCGATACTTGCGCCGCACCACTGCATCAGAGCGCAAGAACCACACGTCACCCTCCTGTGGGGCAGATGTGTAGGCGCTGCTCACTGTTAGGGAAGTATGCAAGCCGGCTCCCGTTGTAACATCTCGCCCCTCGTTCCCTGGAATGGTCTCAGATGCGGCAGTATTCTCGTAAACCGTCAACGAATTGCGAGCAATGATTTGCAGCCTGTAAGTGCTTCCAGCAGAGAGGGTTACCTGCCTGTCCAGCAAAATGTTGGTCGTTGTGCTTCCAGGCAAGCATCTGCCTGCAGACACGCCGCCACTGCGATCACTGTCGGCAATTTCGATGATCTCGCCTGGCATCAAGAAGAAGCCCTGAGCGCTGAGCTTAAACGTGACCGTCTCTTTCTCCGTAAGGTTGGTAAGCAATGTCCAACGGCCAATCCTTTGAGCTTGAGCCCGTGACGTGCAACCAAATCCCCTCACGTCAATCTCTCTGTAGCCATAGCGCAATATCGCTTCCGTGTCCTCCACATATTCAATCTTTGTTTTGTAACGATCATCTGGATCATCCCAGGAAACCAAGGCGACCGTCTTTCTTGCCTTCCGTCCCGTGCCTTCGTATGTGAACGGAGGAGATTTAACAGTTCCATCTTCGTTCACTTCCTGTATCACATTGGAGGAGCTGAAGATCTTCACAACTCGACCAGGCCGATCTTGAGTGGGGACAATTGCGCCGTTGGCAAAATAAATCATGCCACGGAAACATCCAGCCAATGCATTCAACACTTCATACGCTTCAGCTCGATTGTTAATCACCCCGTTAAACGTAAAGCGAGGCTCCGTTCCGCCACGACCATTGCTTACACTTTCATCGCAATATCTAGCGATTTCATAAAGGGCAAACTTATCAATATTGTCCTGATCAATGAACTGTCGGCATCCATATCGACTATTAATCAAAAGATCGTAAAACACCCATGCAGGATTATTGCAATACACTCGACCAGTAAAGCTTCCATCCCAAATGCCGGAGTATGTTCTTGTGTCAGGGTTGTAATTGCTTGGCACCCTGATTTTCATCCCCTTCACTTCTACTGACAAGCTGGGAACGGAATCAAATGCTTCCGCGCTTACAGTTAGGCCAACAATCGCAGTTCCTGGATAACTAAACGACTCATCAAGAATACCTACAATTCCCTTGAAAAATAAGTCATTATTAAATTTCAAATCCACCGGATCGTTTGTCGTGCGCGTCACTCTTACTGTCCATGGACCCTCGCCGACGACACTGCGCGAATATTCAAAATCAACCGGCCCTCGTGACTTGCCGTCAATCGAGTGAGAACTGGTTGAAGATGCTCCAGTGGCGCTAATAACAGTAATTTGAAAATCTACGCTGGTCCCTTTAATGTCGCCATCATCTTCAATGCGGAAAAGCGAGCCAACTCCAACCCTGACAATTAACGATGAAAATAAATTACTGGTTGTTGTGACGCTTGTGGGGCCACCACGTCGCGTAACTTTCACGCCAACAGGCTGCTCCACCCGCACATCATTGAAACCAGGCATTGCACTTTGCCCGACGTTCCCAGCCCGAAACTGCACGTTCAGGCCTGTGCCAAAATTTGACTCTCCGGCGGTATCCCGCAACGGAGTGTTGTTCAGGAATACGGAACGCCCTTCGGACTCTGCATACCCTTCAATCGGTCCCTCGCACAATATGCCCTGTATCTTTGCTGTGGAGCGGCTTCGCAGCGTATCTGGATCCTCTTCTGGAGGGTCACCGCCTCCGCCCTTGCCACCAGCACCTTCAATGTCAACGGGCTTACTGAGGAGTTGATCGTGATCGAACACCTCGGTAGACGACAAATCAAACACTAATCTGCTCCGTACTCACAGAAGAGGAAATGTACAATGGCGAAGTGATTAAATATCTCCCATACACAAGAGGCACTGGATATCCCTGCGAAGTAAGCTCCGCTGATCGATCAAAGATGAAGCTTTCTGTTTTCTTTGTATCACTTGTGGGGGTCTTCAGGCTAGCTTGCGGTGATAACAGACCAGCAACACCAGTAAGGATTAGTCCCGCGCCAAGAGTAAAAAGAGACGTGCCCAGCGTTGTAAGGCTTCCAACCGCTGCGCCCGCTTGTGCTGCTGCACTGCCTGCTGCAACAGCACCAACGCCAGGAATAAAGGCCAGCGCAACCAGTGCCACGCCCAAGAGGATTTGGCCAATGCCAAATCCTCTGCCGCCAGCACCTTCAATAACGGGAGCAATAACTAGCTTCTGGCACGACAGCTCAAGTCTGTCGTAGTTGATGCCCTTTGGATCGTCTGTAATAAGCCGGAAGCCCATGCCATTCTCGTGGGCGCCGCATAGATATTCCTTAAAGCCATCAAGCTGTCTAGACAATGCCGAAATGACATCCTTCGGATTTTTGACAAAAAACTTATAGGTGCGACCAAACTTGCGCCCCAGCTCTCCAAGTAGTTTTACTTCCACCCACCGTTCGCCGCTTGTCATAAGTCTTTGTGCCTCAAAATACGACAGCAAGAATGCTCCCAAAAGCCGCCCCAGATGGACGCTTGCGAAAGCCTATCCATTAAATGATGATAAAACAACATTCCATCCCCTGACATAACCCCCACATGGTTTGGAAACGGGGCATCAATCTGCATCAGCAGAACGTCGCCCTTTTGTGTTGGCTTATCCACCTCATAAAATCCTTGCTTTTTGTAATTCCTCCCAAACATTTGCCAGTCTCTGTTTTCCCACTCAAGCTCTTCTCCTCGCTCAAAATCATCCAAGGTAATACCAAACTCTCTCCTGTAAAAATCGCGAACCAATGCATAGCAATCAGTTATGCCGTACACCCACTGCCGCTCTAAATAGGGCGCATCTTCGCAAGGATTGGCATATCTGAATGTAGCGGTTTCTGTGTGGTACAGCACCCATGGAAGATTCTGCTGCTTGCACATCTTCACATCGGCAGGCGAAAAATGAGCCGGATAACCAGGGCCATGTGAGTGAAACACTGCCTCTATCGTTCCAAGTTTTTCCGCCTTGACATACTCTTCCGCTGTAATGCGAAAGTTTGACGAGGGCGATTCATGGGCATTATTACAAGCCACTACTTTGCCATCGACGATAAATCCACAGGCTTCATTGGGCAGCGCTTCATTGCTGAGGCGCACTATCTCACGCTTTGCCTCTCCAGAAATCATCGCTGCAAATTCGCTCCAGGGAATCCGCCAAATGGTAGTTCAGACCTGGGAAAACGCAACTTGCAACTAGCCACTTTCTTCCCGCAGATATCAGCGCCACTCACCGCAGCAGAAACTGGGCCAAGCGCTCCGCTGGCCGCTACGTAAGCCGCTTCGGCGGTAGCAAGATTGCCGCTCGCCGTAGCTAACGCAGTTGTGGCTCCTGACAGAGTGGTACGGGCTGATGCACAAGCGGATCCAGGGTCGATTCTTCGTGCATACTGGAGCGGGCCAACGCTTGACGATGCATTGAGACGTTGAGTGCCGACATAATACGCCGCAGAGCCGAACACAGAACCAGAAGAAAGCGTTACACGCTGACCATTCCAGAAGCCCACATAAACTCCATTGTCATCCTGAAATGCAAATGTGGCACTACTTCTGTTGCTTACATCCCAACTAAGCGGATCTATAGTGGTGCCACTAAAAGTTAAGGTTCTTTTTTCTACTTCATACATTGGCCTCTCTAGTGTATTTCTAAATCTTCTATCGCTAACAACAAATTGAGTGTCGGATGCGTTTTTTACATCCCCGCTCCACATGATCATAATTGGATTACCCGTGCCACCACTGCACAACGCAAAGCTATACCCAGTAGCGGAGTAAGTAAAAGATCTTACGCTTCCAAGATTAAATTCGTCATCCCCAGCACTAGCGGCGCTGCAATCTCTTGCCTCATTATTCACTGCAATGTTATAGGCAGACTGCGCTGTACTAAGCTCTCTCCTTGCCCGGCTCAACCCTGAAATTGCAGTGGCATAAGCCACAACTCGCGGATCTGCAGACGCACTTCCAGAGGGAATGGGCGGGCCATCGTCAATACCAGCCACTGGCGGCCCGGCGTAACCACATTCGCTTCCTCTGTATTCCCAAATGCAATAGTTTTGAGTGATGATGCGCTTGGGAAGTTGTAATCCTTCAAGATCAAGTTCGCTAGCAAGCTCAAAAGTAACGAATTGATTTGTTTCTGCTACCTTGCGCTCAATGTAATAAATGTCAGAAGGGAACTCCGCATCTAGGTCAGTTGTGGGGAGTCCACCAAGATACTTGGCAAGAGTGCGACGCCTTGTGATCCTGGCTCCCACCAAATCGTCCAGCTCACTCAACACCTCGGTGAAGGTATTGAAAATGTTTGCGACTGTCAATGTAGGGCGAGGAATTTGCCCATTTGTTGTCCTGTCAAACCCCTCCGCGCTAATTGGAAGCGGCTCATATGTGACAAGAGACGTACCAGAGCCCGTAGCCTTCCATTGAAGCTTAGTGCCGGAGATTGTCGTTTGATTTGTGAAATACAACTTATTACTTCCTACGCCAGTCGTAATATTTTCGCTCAAGTCAAGTTCAAATAGTTCTACAACACTGTCGTACCACGTTTGTAAAACATCATTTTCAATGGTCATGGCTTATCAAGTGCGATAGTCGTAAACGCGCTTAACCGTAAAGGAAATCACATTGGCATTTGGGCCAATGATCTCCCAGCTCCACTCATTGGGATCGAGCCTGTATTTATACGTAGTGGTTCCATCGTGTGGAAACTGCGCATAAAAGAAATCACCTTTGAGATCATTGAAATCATCGTCGATTTGCTGGGCTAAGGTGTCTGAAATAGGACGAGTGCGCAAATCATAGCGGCTCATATCCGTGTTCAAACCATCAGGCGTCACCTGCTCATAACCATCGCCGAGCTGGAAGCGCCGCACTCTTTGGGTGCGGCGCACTGTCGTGCCATATTCAAAAATACCACTAGCTGCAGTGGATCCCGAAAACAATGTGGGCTGAGCCATGATTAACGAGAAGAATAAATGATGCCACCAGGGCGTGTTTCACGAAGGATGACATCCTTCACTGCAGCGTCAAGCTCTCTTCCGAGGCTGGTGCCACCACGGCCAGACATTGTGGACTGTGCTTGGCCATTGCTTACGTTAACTGTAATGTTAGTGGCAATATTATTGCCAGCGCCCTGACCAAGCTCGACGGGGATGCTGCGACCATCGGGCAGGGGAACAACTGCCTCGTTGAAGCGGCCCTCACCAACCAATCCCAGAGTGGGGCCAGTCACCATGCCGCCCTTCGCAAAAGGCGTAATGGGCATAAAGCTACCATTAATCACCCCGCCATTGGCAAGGCCAAAATTAGGCCCAGCCATTCCAAGTCCTGTGCTGGAATTGTAATAACCACCCTGGCTCATTGGCGGAGCGGCTCCTCCTCCAAAGAAATTGGCAACCAGGCCGATAGCTTTCATTACCATCCACTGTGCGATCATCTTGGCTGCCATGTCAATAAACATCTTGCCAATATTCTTAAACAAATCAGCGAGGCCTTGTTTCACCGAAACAGCCCCCGTGATAATGCTGCTAAACGATTGAGCAAAAGCATCGCCAATGCCATAAGCAGCCTCCTTGAGAACATTCGTGCCGTTCGTTAGCAGCTCAAACTCCTCTCTAGCATTTTTTGCTAGTTCAGCAACACTACCCGGCTCTGGAATGTCGGCCTGTGCCGCCATGAGCTGCGGAACAAGATCGGGAGCATTCTCCTGTGCTCTTGCAATATCCGCGCGGAACCCTCTCCTCTGCTGAATCCGAGCAGCATCAATAGGACCGATTTTTCCAGCGGCAATAGCTGCATCTTCGATTAGATCCAGGATTTCTTGGCGCTTTCTTGCTTCTTCGTTAAGCTTTTCTTGCACCTTCTTTTGTGCATCATTTTCTTTCACCTGCATTTCTAGGTATGCAGTTTGCAGATCATTTTGCAGAGCATGTAACTCTACATTTGCATCTTGCAACTTATTGTTAAACTGCTCTTGCGTGAGAGATTTACCGACAATCTCGCCTTCTTTTTCAATAAGCTGAGCGATAAATTCCTGGACGCCAGCAATCTTCCCCCTTAATTGAAGGGCTCCCCCGAGATTAGAAAGCGACTCCGCCTCTGCTTCATTTCCTGCAATCTTTGCATCGCGAATAAGCTCCGCCAGGCGAAGCTCCCTGTCAGAGGCTTGCATCTTGAGCTGCCGCTGGCTCTCAAGGTCAAGCAGTTGATCAAGCGGAATTCTCTTTTCTTTTGGCGTCTTACCTTGACCTCCGGCACCGCCTCCTCCCGGCGTAGTCCCAGCGCCGATGCCGCTACCAAACGACGACGGCTTAAAGTCCGGGAAAATAATATCCCGCATTTTGTCTGTATAACTTTTAGCTCCCCGAGACTTTGTTGCGGTGTCAACAAGATTATTAAAATATTTGTTGTAATATTGCGATGCTCCTTGCTGGTCCGCGATGATCCCAGTATTTAATCCTCCAACTTTTAACCCGTACTTCTGCGAAGTAGCCTTGGTTGCCTGACTTTGGAAATCTTGAATTTGCTTTGGAGTCAAAGACGCCGCGGCGGTGGCCCGATTAATCGCCTCTTCAATGCGCGACAATACGGTATCGAGATTACCAAGCAAATAAGAAAAGGCCTTGTTAAAAGCGTCAACCAAAAACTTCGTAAATTTCCCGATTAAGCCGCTGAGAGTATTAAAGCCAATAGCAAAAACAGTTACGACACGTTTGATTCCGTCCTCATTTTCCCGAACAAAATTCAATACGTCGGTAATACCATCCTGGAAACCGGCGCCAACAACCTGGAAGAAACCCGCATAGCGAACGGACGCATCTTGCAATGCCACCTGCAAGCGGGCGCCAGCATTTTCAGGAGCAGTTGCCAGGATGTCCGCTGTTTCCCCGTAACGCTTAAATAGTTCTTCCGAGAACCT